GGTTGGGAGATATCTCAAGTAAATATAGATCCTTCATTAGAAGAAGAACACACCCAAGTAGTCGGAGAACAATCACCCTTCATGCGACTCAATACAATGCTTCCAGGTGTAGCTACGGCTTACGTGGAAGATACATATAACGTATAAAACAATGCCTATAGATGAGTCTTTAGTCGATAATGAAGGTATGCAGCAATACCAAGCTGACCAACTTAATTATCTAGATAATAGTAGACAACAAGAAGCGGCTCGTCAAGAATTCCAAAAGCAAGACGAGGAAACAGAAACACAAGCCCTAAGTGAACAAGCAGATCCAAGGAATGCTGACAAATGGGGTATGAAAGCTGTCGCTAAAGAACTTCAATCAGTTGTAACTGGTGGAGTACAGGATACTGCATCTTCAATGATGACATTTCCTGAACGTACAGTAGACGCACTAACTGGTGAAATACAAAGAGAAAGGAAAGAGAAAGGTTACTATAGACCTGAATGGGATCCTTTAGTAGATCATAACAACCCTATCATTACTAAAACATGGTGGGGTAAATTACTAAGAGGTACAGTACACTTCGGTACTATGGCTGCTGCTATTATACCTACTGCTAAATTAACTGCAGCTAGGTTAGGTATAGCAGGTACAGGCATCATGGCTAATAGTTTAGTCAGAGCTGCTGGAGTCGGTGCTGTATCCGATTTAGTATCTAAAGAATCAGATGGAGATAATGCACTAGGTACACTTAGAGATAGATATGGTTTCATAGATACTCCTTTAAGTACTAGAGAAACTGATCACCCTGTCATGATGAAATTCAAAAACATTGTGGAAGGTATGGGTATCGGTTTCATATTTGATAGTGCAGCAATGGCTTTAGGTAGAGGAAGTAATGCTGTTAAAGCACAGATAGCTACTAGACAGAAGAGTGTCGAATTACAAACACTTAGAAAAGGTATCCAAGAAGTTAGAAGAAACGAATTTGGATTCCGTGGTAGTAAGAATAAACCTGTAGCTGATCCATCACAAGCTGCTCATATATCAGGTGATGATCCTTTCATTGTATGGTCACAGCAGAAAAGGATAAGGAATGACTGGGGAGCACAAGAAGGCTCTACAAGTTCTGTTACTACACCAGTACAAAGAGAACGTATAGCTAGAGAAGGTGACATCAGTGAAGATTTAGTAGATGAAACATTACAGAAACTATTAAGTAGTGAAAGATATCAATCAGTTCTTAAGAGTGTAGGTGGTAGTAGAAAGAGATTAGTAGAAGTATTTGGTGATTCTATAGCAGCACATCAACGCATTACTCAAGGTAGAAATGCAGCTGATATGGGTGCAGATGAGTATCTAAAAGAATTATTTGAATCATATGATGTATATGATGGTAATACAGATGATGCTATCAAGACTCTAACTAGTAAAAATGTAGTAGTAGCTGACTTAATAACTGGCTCACTATTACATCAACTAAGAGACCTTGGAATAGCTGGTAGAGAGATAGCAGACTTTGCTGATCTTGGTGATATAGACGGTCCAGCTGATCAGATAGTAGATACTATGTTAACTCTACTTACTGAAACAAAGAAAGCTAGGATTGTTAAGTCACAGAACTTTAGAGAATTAGGAGCTGGTAAGAAAAAACAATACTTAGAAGAAAACTTAAGTAAAGATATGGCTGATACTAGGGAATCTATTATGTCTGTCTTACAGATAGCTAAAGATGATCCTGATGAGAATATGCTTAATGCATTATTTGAAGCATTCTCTTCTATGAAAACAGTTAACAGTGTAGATGACTTTGATAATTGGGCTAGAAAGATGATCATCGGAGGCGAGATTGAAGGTAAGAAACAGACTGGTGCTGTCATAAGAGAACTAGGTGGTGTTATGACTCATAGTATTTTAAGCGGTCCTAAGACCCCTGCTAGAGCTATTATGGGAACAAGTACCGCAACTTTCTTAAGACCCCTCTCTACGACGTTAGGAGCTGCAATGCGGTATCCTTTCAATGGAGATGCTGAGACACTAAGAGCTGGTATGGCTTCAATCAATGCTATGATGGAAGCTATCCCTGAATCATGGACGCTATTTAAAAGTAAACTAGATGGATATTGGAGTGGTGATATATCTACAGTTAAAACTAGATTTTCTGAATATACTAGAAGTGATGAGAACTGGGAGTTATTAAGAAAGTGGGCAGAGAATCCTAAGTCTGGAGCTACAGATGGGGATAGAGCATGGTTCAATATGGCTAATATGGCTAGATCCATGAATGATAATAAGTTCTTATCTTACTCTACTAAACTCATGGCTGCTACTGATGAAGCTTTTGCTTATATCTTAGGTAGAGCTAAGATGAGAGAGAAAGCTATGAGATCAGCTATGGATGCTCAAAATAAAGGAGCATTAACTGCTTACTCTGAGGTCACTCCTGAACTAGTTCGAGTTTATGAAGAAGACTTTTATCGTCAGATATTCGATGGAGATGGTAACATCATTGATGATGCTGTTAAATGGGCTAGAAAAGAAGTTACACTTACAGAAGAATTAAATCCACAAGGCTTTGCTGGAGGATTAAACTCTGTATTCCAAGCTAATCCTTGGGCTAAACCCTTCTTCCTATTTGCTAGAACTGGTGTAAACGGTCTTAAATTGACTGCTAAACATACACCTGGATTTAACTTCTTAGTAAAAGAATTTAACGATATAGCTTTTGCTAACCCTAATAACCTAGATGCTGTAAGAAAGTACGGCATAACTAATGCTGAAGAACTAGCAAACGCTAAGGCTTTGCAGACCGGCAGATTAGGTATGGGTAGTGCTTTAACTTCTATGGCTATTTGGTCTTGGATGTCCGGTAATATGACTGGAAACGGTCCTACAGATAGACAGAAAAGACAATCATGGTTAGATTCAGGATACAAACCTAGACACATTAAAGTAGGTGGTATATGGGTAGGATATGAATCAATTGAACCATTCAACCAAATAATGACAATGATTGCTGATATAGGTGATCATAGTCAATTAATGGGTTCTGAATGGACTGAACAACAATTACTTAAAACAGGATTAGTATTAGCTCAAGGTATAACAAGTAAATCTTATCTTGCTGGTATGCAGCAGTTTGTAGATTTATTTGGTGGTAGACCTGGACAAGCAGAACGTATTCTTGCTAACTTAGCTAATAACCAAATACCTTTAGCTGGTTTAAGGAATGAGTTAGGTAAAATCTTTACACCTTATACGAGAGAATTAGGATCAGGTATTGATCAAGCAATTAGAAATAGGAACTTAATTACTGAAAACATAACTGGACAACCATTACCTATTAAATATGATATGTTAAATGGTAGACCAATTAAAGATTATGACTTTATGACTAGAATGTTTAATGCAGTTAGCCCTATATCTTTGAATTTAGATAATACTCCTGGTAGAAGATTGTTATTTGACAGTGGGTACGATACAAGATTATCTACTTACTATGCTCCTGATGGAACTAACTTAACTGATTCACCAGAAATCAGATCAATGTTCCAACAAGCAATAGGTAGACAAAACTTAGAACGTCAGTTAGATAAACTATCTGAAAATCCTAAAGTTCTAGCCTCTCTAGAAACAATGCATAGAGATATAAGAAATGGTAATAGAGGTGAATATGAAGGTGCTGATTATTTCCATAACAAGAAAATAGATGCACTTTTTCAACGTGCTCGTAGAGCTGCGTGGTCTTCTATTATGCGAGATCCTAGAATTCAATCTCTTATGACTGAACAAAGAGAAGCTAAGAAAAAGAGGTATAGAAAAACTAAAGAAACAACAAACACCCAATCAATTCTCTCGATATACAAATAAACAATGGCAAGTTTTAAACAATATACAGCAAGTGGGGGTGCTTCTGAAGCTTTTTCTATCAATACCTTCTCTTCTGATGAAATCAAAGTATACGTAGATAATGTCTTAAAGACAGCAGCTACGCATTATAACATAACAAGTTATACAACAAATGGAGGTACAGTTACTTGGACATCAGGTAACGTACCTAATGGTGTTGTAGTCCGTATCATAAGAGATACAGGTGTAACAACTGCTAGAGCTACATATGCTGCAGGTTCTTCTATTAAAGCAGGTGATCTAAATGATAACCAAACACAAGCTTTAAGATCTTTAGAAGAGCAAGATGACCAGTTAATACAGACATATGATGTACAAGATGCTGCTATTACTACAGCTAAGATAAAAGCTGATAATATAACTAGTGCTTTAATAGCTGATGATCAGATTAATTCTGAACACTATGTAGACGGTAGTATAGATACTGCACATATAGCAGATGCTCAAGTTACTACAGCTAAGATAGCAGATTCAAATGTTACTACAGCTAAAATAGCTAATGCTAACGTAACTACAGCTAAAATAGCTGATAATGCTGTTACATTAGCAAAGTTGAATTCAGGTGCATTACCTACTGATATTACCGTAGCTAGTGCTAACTTAGTAGATGGCACAGTAGCTACAGTAGATATAGCTAATGATGCTATTACTAATGCTAAGATAGCAGCTGACGCTATAGATGGTACAAAAATAGCAAACGGTCAAATCAACTCAGAACACTATGTTGATGGGTCTATAGATACTATACATATAGGTGATGATCAAGTAACTTATGCTAAAGTACAAAACGTATCAGCTACAGATAGAGTACTAGGTAGAGATTCATCTGGTGCAGGTATTATAGAAGAAATAGCACCAGCTGCTTTACGTACAATGATTAACGTAGAAGATGGTGCTACAGCAGACCAAAGTAATGCTGAGATCAGAGCTGCAGTAGAAGCTGCATCTGATAGTAATGTCTTCACAGACGTTGATCATAGCAAACTAAACGCTATAGAAGCTTCAGCTACTGCTGATCAAACCAATGCAGAGATCAGAACTGCTGTAGAGGCAGCTACTGACTCAAACGTATTTACAGATGCTGATCATTCTAAGTTAAATGCTATAGAAGCGAGTGCTACAGCAGATCAAACAGCTAGTGAGATTAAATCTCTTATAGCTGGGTCTCCTTTAGATGCTTCTCATTTAGCCGCAGACTCAGTAACAACCTCAGAGATAGCCGATGCTGAACTCACAACGCTTGCTGGTATGCAATCTGGTACTGCAAGTATCCTGGCAGCTGGTACTACTCTTACTGCGACTCTTGCCGAAATTAATACGGTGGTCGATGGTAAGTCTGTACAAACTACTATATCAGATACTGATGCCTCCTACCCTACTAGTGGAGCTGTTGTTGATTATGTTGCTGCTCAAATCGCCCCTATTGGTGGATTAGAAGTTATAGCAACAGATGCAGCATTTCCTAATACACAGCCTGCAGCTGGAGTTGTAATCAGTATAGCTGATGCTGGTGGTCTTGTTGTTAATGGATCTGGTACAAGTACTACAGGTAGAACTGTAGGTGCTTCAACAGTTACTATTAATAACATAGCTTCTAACTTTAACAGTACTACTGTTGACGCTGGAGTAGCTATGATGGTTAGTTCTACTGGCTCTGGTCAGATATATAACTACCACAAAGCAACACTTAAAGAAGCTGATCTACTTAGTCTTAGTGGAGACATAAATGACTTTGCTGAAAGATATAGAGTAGCTGGATCTGCACCTAGTTCTTCATTAGATGAAGGTGACTTATGGTGGGATACAGCAACAGATAAGTTAAAGGTATATGACGGTTCTTCATGGGAAGAAGTAGCATCTAGTGGTGATTTTTATATAAATACAATATCCAGTTACTCTGGTACTGGTGGTAACTCAGCTTCATTCAATGGATCAGCTTATAGATTTACACTATCTAATCCAGGTTCTACAGCTCAACAACATGTTGTTAGCATCAATGGAGTCATTCAGAAACCTAATAGCGGAACCAGTCAGCCATCCGAAGGATTTGTTATCGACGGTAGCTCTATTATCTTTTCTAATGCCCCCGCTAGTGGTAGTGATTATTTCATTCTTACACTCGGAACGACAGTAAGTATTGGTACTCCAAGTGATAATACAGTAAGTACAGCTAAGATACAGAACTTAGCAGTTACTGGTGATAAGG